TGCCCTCTCCTGGGCTATGCAGATACAGCTACACCTTCCAATGCGTCCAGGGTGGATGCAGATACGGATTGGGATATGGATATGGATGATATATGGGTTGCTTCTCCTTCGGATGCAGCCTACACGGATGTGGATTTATTGGTTGATGATAGGACCTTAATGGATATTGATGATTTTGAGGATTTAAAACGTGATGATTTACTCCGATACATTTTATGCGAACTTGTTGCTATTCGTGATTCTTTTGGCGGTCCCGGTCTTGCTTCCTCCTCGGATGCTGCGCTTTCTTCCCTGGAGGATGCGCAGGATGTTTCTGACCTGGAGGAAGGCCCTACAGATATTATTCCTATGGACGCCCCTGTCCGTTCGGCGCGTTCGGTTTCTGCTTCTGACGATTATGTTAATGTACTTCGTTATGATGTTTCTATCTCGGGCCAGGAATATACCCTTCTCTTTCCTCCTGAGTATGCGGATTCCCTTTATGTAGACAGCCGGGGCCGTCTGTTCAATGTTTCGGCTAATGCCATTCAAGGCCGTCTGGTGGATGGGAATTTTAATCCATATGCGCAGACAGGTAAGCTTGTGTATCTTACTCCTTGTCTTGGCAATAACTTTTACTCTATCAGGGAGTATGGCTCCCCCAACTATGTCAGGGAATATTATTGGAGTGCGGGCCGTCTCCAATACCGTGATACATACGTCAATATTCAGGTGAATCAATATCATCATATATTCAAGGTTTCTGACACGCTTACATATATCGTTGTCGTTCTGATAGGAGGTTGTTTGATATGTTTATGGAGAAAATCCTCGCGTTGATGGGGGATGTCCCTGTCCAGTTCTATCCGGTTTGTTATGCCTTTGGCTTCATTGCTTTTTTATGGATTGTGGATAAGTTCTTCCATATCTTTGTATCGCTGATAGACAGGCGGTGATTATATGAACCTTAGTATTGTTATGAAGGTTGTTGAATGGATGTTTCATGAGTTATCACTTCTGTTTGATATCCTTTGGAGGCATTCCTACTGGGTGGGGATGTTTGTGATTGGTCTGCCCCTTCTTAAGAAGGTTGTAGATATATTTAGGCGACTTTTATAAATTAATAAGGAGGTGTTTGTTTATGTTGAAGATTAAGAATGCGGTTAAGAAGTATCGCTGTGTCCCTGTCGCCACTGGTGTTGCGTCTGTTGCTATGGCTTTCCCGGCTTTTGCTGAGGGGGCTACTCCGGCTACGGGCCTTGACAGCCTGTTAGCCACGTTTTCCGTGGTTACGGCCTGGCTCTGGAAGGAATGTGGGCTTCTGCTCACCTGGATTTTAAGCCAGCCTATCCTTTTGGCCGCCATGTGTCTGTTCTTCGCTGGCGCCGTGGTTGCGTTCTTCATGCGCATTTACCATCAGGTATGATTCAGAAGGGGACCCCGGTCCCCTTCCCCCATTGAGGTGATTTTATGATTGATTTATTCAACCTTTTTATAGATGTGATTCTGTTCCCCATGTCCCCGGATGCCTTTACCCTTGATACGAATATTATGTGGCAGTTCATGCTTTTAATCCTGTTACCCGTTGGCCTTATCCGTATCACGAAACAGCTTGTTAAGGGGGTGTTTTAATGTATGCGCTTTCTGTTCTACTCTTTGGCTTTGGCCTGTTTTGGATTGTCTTTTTTGCTTATCATTTCTTTAAGTATCGCAATCCATATAAGCTCTTTATGGTCTTTGGCAAGAAAGGTAGTGGCAAGACTACGCTCATGTGTAAAATGGCACTTAAATACCGTAAGAAGGGGTGGCACGTCTATAGCAACGTGCATATACCTGGAACTTATCACTTCGATACCGTTGATATTGGTGTTGCCCATTTTCCTGAAAATTCTATCCTGCTTATAGATGAGGTGGGCCTTGTATGGGATAACCGTAATTTCAAGTCCTTCCCGGAACACGTAAAGGTTTATTTCAAATATCAGCGGCAGTATAAACATATCGTGTATCTGTTCTCACAGTCTTTTGATGTTGACAAGAAGATACGTGACCTTACTGACCATCTGTACATCATCCACAACTTCCTGAACTGCTTTTCCATTGCCAGGCGTATCACAAAGACAGTTGCCGTTGTCCATGCGGATAAGTCGGCCAGCGGTGAATCAAAGATAGTGGATGATTACAACATTGATTCCCTGCTCCTGGCCCCCTTCGGTTCCGTGCGTTTTACCTACATCCCGAAGTATGTAAAGTATTTCAATTCCTACAATCCTCCCCAGCTCCCGGAGAAGGAGTTTGAATACATGCCGTTCCCGGAACTGGTGAAACAGGGGAAGCTGGGAGCGCTCCGCCGGGCGATGGCCGGCGGACGCGTACAGCTTCATGAGGTCGTGAGGAAATGGAACCGTAAGAAACGGTGACCGACTTCGGACCCCTGTCTAATTAGGTCCGAAGTCCTGAAAAATTCTTTCACTTTGTATAGTTTTTTAACAATCTTTTAGGAGGTCCTGCTCATGCTTTACTACTTCAATCCGCTCCTTGAGGATGGCATATTTTATTCCTGTGATTCCCTCCGGTACTCTTTTGAGTTTCCAGACGTAGATACAGTTGAATCCTTCCTTTCCTTCCTCTCCCATCTTCCAGGCTGTACGCATTATCATTCTTTAAAGGATTTTGATTACCGATACCTTTTTGTATTTGGTATCAAAGGATTATCATTTTCCATTGGACTTTGTATGAATGGTGTAAAGAAAGAAACAGTTTTACAGGGTTTCCTGGACTTTAACCCAAACAAGATACTTGGTGAGATTGCTTATGATGATGGGTTCATGCGTACAAGTGTATCTCCTTTTGACCAGGAGGAAGTGGAATACAGAGGCCTGCAAAGCCAGATAGGACAGCTCCTAAGAACGGTCCTAAACGAACTGTTCCCCATGGTAGAAACAATAAAGATAAAAAGATGGGATTTAGCAGTGGACGTGCCATATGGCCGTGACTGTGTACAGCTTATCAAGGATAACAGGAAATACAGCCAATTTTACAAATCAGCGCAGGACTTTACAGAATATTTAGGATGTATGTCCGCTCCCGGCCGGGTAAAGGTCTACAACAAACAGATAGAGGCTGGCCTTGATTATCCCCTCACCCGGATAGAGGTCACGCTGGATAGCCTGGACTACATAGATTGCTGTCGCTGCTGGCCCAATGTCTATACCCGTAAAGTGATAGACCTGGCGGAATCAAAGGTCATGGTGCAGCTTCTCGCGGAACAGCCTGTTGACAGAATGGATTATTATCTCCGTCAGATGTCAGCGCCTACGAAACGTAGGTATAAGGCCCTGCTCCTGGACCGTCCCTTTGAGATTGAGGGTCCCATATTTAACAAGTTGCGCAGTCAGTTATTGAGATATCAGGAGGGAAATTTTTATGAATAAGCCAGTTGGAAAAATCAAAGTCAATGTTTACCTGACCACGAAGCAGTATGACCGCCTTTGCAGGTACATGGAGTTCTGTGAATGCTACTCCACCCCGGCTGAAATGGCAACAAGGCTTGTCCAGGTCGGCCTGGCCGAGGCAATCAAGCGTGGGGCGATTGAGGAGGATTAATATGACGTCTGAGGATAAAATTTATTTCTGTTCGGTTTTCTTTGTTGTTTTGCCGCTTTTATACTTTGCTATCCATAACTATTTTGTCCGTAAGCGTTCGCGTGGCAGGAAGTATACCGACTTGGACATGATTGTATGTTATGTTTACATGATTGCATTTATTCTGTTTTCCTTTTACTTTAAGTACATTGCTAATCTTTGAATTTTTTAAATAGGAACATGGCTAATACTGCGGCTCCTATGCTCCAAAAAGCTTTATTTGTAGCTAGTCCAATGATTCCATTAATTATATTTCTCATATGTGCTCCTTTCGCATATCCCCGGCATAGAGCCGGGGATTTTGCTGTCATAGTGCTTTTGGTAATATGCCTTTTGCTTCCAGGACTGCAATAAGTGTTTCAATAGCGTCATTTGCTTGTGCTATGTCTCTCCTGGTATCTCTTTCGGCTATTTTTACATCAAGGGTCAGATTATCAAGTTTTTTATGTGTGGCCTGTTCTTTGATTTCTAATACGGTTAGCCGGTCTTTCACTTTGCTGATTTCCTCATGTATGGGTTCCAATTCTTCTTTTAGCATTCCTCTGATGGCTTCTATTAACTCTTTATTTTCCATTTTGTTGTCCTCCTTGATAAAATGTTGCCTTAGGTCTTTAAAATCGCTTCTCGTTCATTCTGGTGCGTTTGTGGCCCTATTTCATGTTGATATCCCCATGTATATTTCCGGCTACAATTCCTTTGTTATGATTTATTTGGATTCCAGGTGTATTATTCATATCCCGTTGTATTAGGTCATTTACATACGCATTCAAGCTTTTATAGCCTTTGGCCTTCCAGTATTCTTCTATTACTGCTTTTTGGCCTTTGGGTACTTGTATGTTTAGGCGGTCATATTTTTCTTTCGTAAATTCGTTTTTGTATTTTGTTGCATTAAAGCTAGACATATTCCTCTCCTGTTATTCTTGTGCAAGATGCAAGATTATATATCTTTAATCTTGTGTAAGATGTCAATATT